CTTTCCAGAAGGGAACGTTGATGAAATCACCGCCCTCGGTGGCATTCAGCTCCGCCATGGGCTGCACCACACCGGATGCCAAGAAGGCATCACGCTGCGTGGTTTGCTCGATGACGTAAGGCGTAAATACCTCGGGGATGATGATGTCAGAGCGAAGAGTCGCCATGACTAATCCTCAGAGATTGGTTTACGGTGTCGGGCGCAGCCCTATGTACCAGCGCAGCCGGTTGCAAATAGCTTAGCGTCCAGCTGCAGCTTTAAGCCGGTCGTATAGATCACGATCAGTGCGGAATAGGCGTGACTGTTCGGTGAGGTTGAACGATTCTGGCAGGAATGGATTCTTGGTGCCGGCTGGGATTTCACCGCTGCTGCGGCCAACAGGTGCACCACTGCCTTGCGGCTTGGGTTGCTTCTGCATCCAAGCTGGCAGCGACTGCTTTGCCCAGTCGGCAACTGGTGTGCGCTGGTAGCCGTCAACGACCACCACGGTGCCATCAGCTTCGCGTTCGATCTTGTCCGCCGGCAGCTTGGTTTTCAATACCAAGTCGGGATCATGCACGATGTCAGCCAATGCGCTAACGGCTGGCGTCAACAGCTCAAGCTCACGCACGCGGGCTTCAAGTTCTGAGATGCGCTGGTCCTTTTCCGCCGTCGCCTCACGGAACTGCTGCTCCAAAGCTTGCCGGGCTTCCTGGTATTTGCCTTGTGATTCAAGCTGTTGCTGTTCATAGTTGCGCTTGAACTCCAAAAGCTCTTCTACGTTGACGCCATCAGGCGCCTTGGATTTCTTGGCGGCACGCAACTCAGCGATCAACTCTTGGTTTTTGCGCTCTAGTGCTTCAACGCTGCGCTGCAACGCTTCGGCATCAACCGCAGGAGCCGCAGGCTCTTGGGTTTGGTTTTCTTCAGACATGGATAACCCGCAGGGTCATTTTGCCCTCATATGGTATCACTTGCGTTTTGGTGCAACGCGCAATTCGGATCGCTTTTTAAGTACAGCGTTTCCGGTGGATTCGGATTTGATCCGTAGGACAGGATCGTCATCACTGCCAACGCGAGTAACGCTACCGCCGCTGGCAGTGCGTATGGTCGCGCGTTTACCGGCTTTTCCTGTGACGGTGCCATAGGTGCGCTTGCCTTGATACGTCCAGCTGACGCGCGAGCCGATGCCAATTGCCATCACTTAGTCCTCCGCTTGCGCTTGCGGCTTTTTCCGGCTTTTGCGTACGCGATTGCTATCGCTTGCTTTCGTGGTTTGCCGGCTTTGATCTCCTTGCGGATGTTTTCGGATATCACATCCTTGGACTTGCCCTTCTTCAACGGCATACCGCCAGTCCTCAACATTTGATAGCAGTGTAGAGCCATCAGCTGTTGCCCAGCCGCGATCGGTGTAACGCGCCGGCACCCATGCTTCACCGATAAGCGCCTCTACAGGATCACTGCTGATGGTGTAGATGCCTTCGCTGCGGAAATGCCTAAGACTTGGCAGGTCCATATCGTGCACGCAGTTGCTCCAGCGTAAGCTCGGAGCCGTCATCACGCACCAAACGTGCAATGGCTTCTTTGGGGCCGTATTTATTGGATAGCTTGCGGAAGTACGGCACCTTGTTGGCACCAAGTGCTTTCGCTTGCGTCTGTAGGTCTTGTTTCGCCAGCCATTCGCCGTATGTTTGATCCGCTGGCACCTGGCCTTGCGCTGATGCACGCTTTGCCGGTGGTGGTGGGATGAGGTCAAGTGCGTCGTAGTCAATCACCGGCACTGTCGTTGATCGGCAGTTGAAGTGTTGCGGCGGTGTTGGACCCTTGCCATATTCAAACTCTTTGCCATCCAATGCACGACAAATGCTGCTGGTGCGGGTGTCCAGTGTGGCCACATATTTATAGCGTTGAGTAATGTCTTGATTCGCCTCATACACCTGCTGCGATGCGCTGTTCGCGACTTGATTAACGCTAGTGCGCACTAGGGTCAAGATTTGATTGTCGGCCACTGCTGTCGCTTGGCCGCCGGCTTGCGCTAGTTGCCGTGCGGTGCGTGCAGTTTCGCCGAACTCAAGGTTGCCGATCAAGCGCTTTGCAATTTCTGTTGTCGGCTCACCTGTTAGCAAGCCTTGGCGTACCACTTGCGAAAACCGCTCACCGGAATCAACGGCGATACCACGAAATGCCTTCTGCACCACCTGCCCATTGGGCAATGTGATCATTGTGCCTTGCGCTGCGGTAAGGCTGAATGTCTGCGGTGCACCTTGCACTGCAGCAAATAGATCATCCGATAATGCAACCACATTGATCTGCGTTGGGTCAGTCGTGACGACCGCCTGCGCAAATTGCGGGCTGATTTCTACAGTACGCACGGCATCACGCGCACCAGCTGGCAATGCACGCGCCAGTTGTTCAGTGACAAACTCTGATTGCAGCTCCGCTAAACCTTGCAGCTCTAATGCAGTCAGCTCGGTTGCATCACCAGCCCATGTGGCGAGTGACTCCTTGAGTTGCGCAAGAATTGCCCGCAGCCGTGCTGCCTTGACGGGTGCCGCTAGTTCATCAATGGTGCGCAGCTGGTTTACTGCATTAATGATGATGTCGTTGTAAGCATTGATGAGCCGCCGCGCAACGCTATTGCTATACCTGTTTAGGTCAATGGCATTACGATATAGCGCCTCCGGTGTGCTCATTGTTCAATGCCAAGATCTTCCGGGTTATAACCAGAGCGAATGCTGACATTAGCGCCACGGCTCAGTGCGCTACCAACAAGTGCGGCAAAGGCGTCATAACCATTCTGGCCATCTTCCATTAGCGTGATCTGATCTACCTCATCTGCTTTGCCATCTTTGTACCAAGTAACACGCACGATGGCCAAGATCTCTGGCGGCAGCACTGAGATGTGATAATCCAGCGTCTGCTTACGCGGGCGCTTGGGTTCAATCATGATCATCACATCAACCAGCCTGTCGGCTATCCAGTCCAGCAGTCGGTAGATCAAGTCCCGCATTAGCGGTCGCCTCAAGCTCCTCATCCACGTTAAAGTCATCGCCCAGCACCTCGCCATCGGCTAGGTTCTGCAGCAGTGTTTCTTGCGTGATGGTGCCAGCGGTGTAAAGCTGCAGCAAGCTTTGCACATCCTGCGGTTCAAGGCGACTGCCAAGAAAGTCGCGGTTCACCAAGCAGCTGCCAGGTGCTGTGCTGCCGCCAAGGTACTGCGCGTGAAACTGCAGGCAGTTGTCGATCATGTCTTGCATGTTTTGCGCAATCACCATCATGGTGCTGTCGCCTTGACTGCGATCAATACGTTTTGCTTCGGCGGTTTCGGCGCTTAGCTTCTGGCCCAATACTGCGCTGAGGCCAAGTTCATTGATCTGCGACGCCAGCTGTTCTAACCGGCGGAATTGATAATCAAAGCTTTTGCCATCAGGTTCGATGTATTCTGCACGCCCTTCTGCAGGGAATGCAATCGCTTCACCAGGACCGGCGCTTACCTCTTCGGCAGATGATGGGAAACCATAAAACGCCAGCATCGGCACTGCAGAGATATGCAGCTGGTTGTCAAGGTCAGATTGGATTTGGTATGCCTTAAGGTTCAGCTCGGCGATATCTTCAAGCGGCGGGCGTGATTCCATGAAACCAACGCGTCCGCTATATGCCACGCTGAATGGAATCTCGCCAAGGCTGGTAGTGCCTTCATCCACTAGCTCAAACTCACCGCTGTCTTGCTTGCGATGCAGCTGATATTCGCCAGGCGTCAATACACGGATCTGTTCAACTGTCTTTTCGCCGTATTCACCATCTGGCTCCGTGACATATTCCAACAGCCGCAGTTGCGTTAATACTTGCTGCCCTTCTTGCGCTTCTGTGCGCCAACCAAGGATTTCACGCGGTGTATACGCCACCCAATACGGCCGTCCATTGCCATCACTTGGAGCATCCACCAATACACCAACGTGGCCATAACGGATCATCTTGCGAGCGGTTTCATATGTCCAGACATTAAGGTCATTGCCGAGCATGTCAACATCAAACAACTGCTCGCGGATCACATCGGCGGTGTCATCTAACCGCACTGGTTTGCGCGTGAGCATACCGGCCAACATCCGCTCAAGGCGTTGGTAATACGGCGGACATACGCTACGCGCTAGGCGGTTGTCGTAGGACTCATCCAGCTCGCGTGGCTCCTGCGGCAGATAACGGCGATGCTTCTTGCGCATACCGTATGTGCCGGCCATCAGATCTTCAATCAAGATCCAATGCGGCTCTTGCGCATACCACGCCGTAGATGGATCCTGCACGCGTGTGACGCGACGCTGCGCTGTTGGGCGGTCGTAAAAGTTGAAGCCCGTATAAGTCATTGCAGCGCCGCAGTCATAGGTACAGTTTACGCTGCAGCCGTCAGCGTGATGCTATTACGGCCAAGCTTGATGTCAAACTCAGCGCCAGGTTCAAGGCCCATCTCGCGGACGTAGCCATCGCCGATCTGCAGTTTGCCGTTGAATTGCACCTTGGTCTTGTAGGTCAACTTGCGGCCTTTGGTGCCCTTGCTGCCAAGTTCAACGCCTTTGGCTTCTAGCAGTGCATCGTAGAAGGCAGTGAAATTCAACCGCTCGCTGCCGTCTTTGTTGATGCTGGTGTAACCGCACTCACGCACCAACTCGGATTTGGTGGCAGTACCTGTCAGTTCCTTGACCTTAGCAAGCAGTTCAGCACCCTTGAGCATGGGTAGAGTAAATAATGAGCGCGATCAATATAGCCTGATACCTGTCGATCGTCCAGCGCCAGCGTGCAATGGGTTGAACTCACGCCAGATGAGGTAGCCCAGTGCATCATTCATGTGGTCGTGGCCAGCATCTTTGTCCGGGTCGCCTTTGTCGGTGTAGCACTGCAGCTCAAGGCATTCGATCAGTCGTTTGCAGCCTTGATGGATGGTGAGCCGCACCTGGCCTTTGCCGTTTTCTAGCAATGCTTGGACAGCAGCAACACGATCACGGACCGGAGGATTTGCACGCGGCGATTGATTTGACATGCCATACGACTCAAGGATCTGGATATCGGTCTGCGCTGCATTGGTGCTGCGGTTGCCGCCTGATGCGTCTGGATAGATGTAGATACGCCGCTGCGGGTAACGCGCTTGGATCTCTTGCGCCAACGCGTCAGTGTCATGGGCGCCTGAGATCTCATCAATAACAACCAAGCCATTCCCGACACGGACACCAATGATGGCTGACATATTGGCCACGTTGAAGTCAACGCCAATACGCAATGGCTCGCGGTCTAGATCAGGCAGCTCACTGATGACATGCTTGGTGCGATCAAAGCGGTCATATACGGTGCCGGTTGCAAGGTTAACGAATTCACCATCAAGGTATGCCTTAAGCAGGTTCGGGTCGTAGTTTGCCTCAAGCCGTTCGATGAAGTCTGACGGTAGATGCGGATTATCGGATGAGCGCATCTTGATGAGATGCCGATCAGTGCGCGACTTGGCATCTTCACTGCCGAAGGTATTCCACATCCAGCGGAAGCCTTCTGGTGTTGATGCAGCACCAAACTGCCGGACGTTGCCGGAACGCAAACGGCCAAGGATCTTTGGAAACGCCTTGTTGGCAATGCTTGGCGTTACGGTGTCAATCTCATCAGCCAATACCCAAGCAAGGTTCAAGCCAATGATCCTGCTCCAGTTTTCAAAGCTACGGCACAGGATTTTGGTATCACCGCCGGGGAGGTGGAGCATATATTCCGGCAGCGGCGATGCACGGAAGGTGTATGGGATGTCATATGCCTCTAGGAAATTCTCAAAATCGTTCTGCCAAATATCACGTATCAATGGGCCGGTTGGCTCCATTACAGCACCGATGAAACCTTGATTAGCTGCTGCAAGCATCACTGCTTTGGCGCATAACGCACGGGTCTTACCGGCGCCATACCCTGCACTGATGCCAATGATTTGCGTAGTGGTGTCATCCACAAACGCAAGCTGCCCTGGATGCAGGTCACTGCGGATGCGCTGCAATAGGTCGCCTGTGTCCTCTTGCGTTGAGACATCCATAAAGCCCAGCAGCTTGCCGGGCTCGCAGATGCCAGATAGCAAGGTCACCACGGGCTGTTAATCATGGTCTTTACTGTGCCATCAGGTTTGATGGCGATTACCTTATACAGCTTGCGCTGACCGGGCTTTGCCTTGATGAGACGCCCTACGGCGGTAACTTCAGGTTTGGTCATTTGCGTTTGCGCGATTTCTTGCCAACCTTAACAAGGGGTAGCCCTGCTCCCTTTGCATTTTTCATTCGCTGTTCACGAGTTTGCATCCAATTTTGCCGCGCTTTTTCTGTACGAGCTAAACCCTTTTGATTGCGAATAATTTGCGCCTGCCTTTCTGGAGTTGCGCTATAAATTTCCCTTGCTGTTTCAGCTCTTCTATTTGATTTTGCCGTTTTAGCAGATGGCCTTCTAGCGAATGATTGTTTCGTGCCAGGTGCCGCAGCAGTTCTTACGTCTGCAGTCCTTTGCACATTTGCTTGCGCTCTTTGAAGTCTTGCAGCACGAGAACCAATTTCATTGGGCTTGGCAGCTTTTTCAGCTCGCTTTGCTGCAGTCTTGGCCAATAACCGTTGAGCGGCCTGCGTTGCCGGGTTGCTGGGTTCCCCTTGGGCTTTACGTGCCAAACTCGTTGTAGGCGCCTTGATCTCACCACGAGCAATAGCTCTGTTGTACGCAGCGGTTGTAGCATTTACCTCAGCGTTGATTTTGTCGCGAGCTGCTGCTACGCGGCGATCACCAGCCTTTGTGCGCCCTTTTGGCTGCCGCGATGCTTCAATCGCTTGACTCATTGCATCCGCGCGAGTTTTGCCGCCAGTTTTTCGGGCAAACTCTTCAATGTTCATTTCTTTTGGCGCAGCCTTTGCCGCACGACTTGAAGCACGTTGAGCTTTATAGGCTTCGTTGAACGCAGGGCGCTTTTCACCGGGACGATCTAAACGCTGAATTTCACGCTCTTTGCGCGTTTTACCAATCGTGCCTTTTGGAGCGCCAGATAGCTTTTTGTCAGCGCCAGGGCTTGCTTTTACGGTTTGGCGCTTATTTCCTGCCGCCGTCCTGAGCCGTCCGCCACGCGCTGTAGCGCCAACACTGGCAAAACGACCTCTGTTATCGCGGACGTAACGGCGTGCCATGGTGCTAACAGCTCATAAGCCAGTCTACGACATGTCAAACCGCAAGAGCTTGGCTTGTTTTTCTAACGCTTGAATTGCAGTGCCAAGACGGCCAGCTTCACGCGCTTCACGCTCATAATCTTGCAACCGTGCGATTGCAGCTTGCAACCATTGTGGACGCTCAATTTCTGCATCAAGCGCCATCAATTTTCTAGCTTCTGCTAAATAATCACGCACTTGACGTTCACTGACGCCCCACTTTTCGGAACCATATTGAACAATTTGGTGCGTAGAATGCGCACGCAAAAGGAGTCCATAAACCACATTAACGCGGTTCAGGATCTCCTCTTTTGTGCTTTTTCTACCCACGCACCTGTACCGGCATAACAAGGTAAGTCTGCCCAACTATACCGCTTGGCGTCAATACCACGGGTGTTGTTGCGCTGTTGGCGGATAGTGTAACCGATTCGGCGCC